TATACCCACGTAACGATCGCTCAAGGCTTCAGCTTAACTGAAGAAGCTATTGAAGATAACTTGTATGACAGCCTATCTGGTCGTTATACCAAGGCTCTTGCTCGTTCAATGGCGTATACCAAGCAAGTTCGTGCAGCATCGGTATTAAACAACGGCTTTGACGCTGGCTTCCCTGGTGGAGACGGTAAAGCTCTGTTTGCAACCGACCACCCACTCGTATCTGGTGGTACCAACTCCAACGAGCCAGCTACTGGCGCTGACCTTAACGAGACTTCCTTGGAAGCCGCCGTTATTCAGATCAGCTTGTGGACTGACGAGCGTGGACTGTTGATCGCTGCTAAGCCCCGTAAGTTGATTGTTCCACCTGCACTACAGTTCGTTGCAACTCGTTTGCTAGAAACCGAACTCCGTGTTGGTACGAACGACAACGACATCAATGCCTTGAAGAACAATGGTTCGATTCCAGAAGGTTATACCATTAACCACTATCTGACCGACTCGAATGCTTGGTTCTTGACTACTGATGTACCTAACGGTATGAAGCATTTCGTTCGTGTTCCGTTGCAAAACAGCATGGACGGCGACTTCGACACCGGTAACGTACGTTACAAGGCTCGTGAGCGTTATTCGTTTGGATTCTCGGATCCTCTCGGAATGTTCGGCTCTCCTGGCGCCTAAACAAGGCACTGGATCCGTCCGGAAACCCTCACCTTACCGGGTGGGGGTTTTTTATTTCTTTCGAGCCGCTTTTTTAGCAGCTTTCTTGGCTAGCTTCTTAGCTTTACGTTCTTCCCAGTGGTGGATTCTGTGGCAGTTTGCACACAATACGATACATTTTTTTATTTCTTTTTTAGCCAAAGCAAAACATCCATTGCTGACTAATTTACTGATAATTCCGTCTTTTTTTGTCGGGTCTAAGTGATGAAAATCCAGGGTAGCCGGATGCTTTTGGCTGCATTTTGCGCATTTAAGAGTGCGCTTAAATTCATGCCATTCTTTGCGAATAGTGCTACGTCTCCTACTTACGGCCGCTTTTACCTTGTCTTTATGTTTAGCGTAGTGGTTTCGTTGAGCTTCTAATTTTCTTGGGTCGTTTGGGTCCTTATAGGGCATCAGGTGCGCATGTTATATGAATGTTTAAGTATCAAATCCTTTATTTTTCTAGGTAATTTTGTATAGTCATTGTCGAAATCAGTGGGCATTTTGGTCCAGACTTCGGGCAAGGTAAATGGGGCTTTACCCTTGGGGTACCACTTGCGGGTGTGCTGCATTGCAAGGTAAAAGTAAACGTAGGCATTGGCCTTTTGAATATATTCCTTGAGATTTATAGGTAGGTAGAACTCATCAATCTTTTTTGCCGCCCGTATCTCGCAGTCAAGTTCCAGATTTAACGACTTTTGCAGTACTTCTTTTGTTTTTCTAGGGCCAAGCTCTATTTCATGTTCAAGCCACTGATGAAAAGTGGTGATTGGGTCATGATTTTCCCCTTCGATTTGTATGGTTTGGTTCCAGACTTTAGCCTGCTCGGTATATTGGTCTCTATGGCAGGTTTCATGAACCATAATAGGTACCCAGTCTGGGGATAATCCTGCGACAAATAACCGGTCGGTATGGCTACAGAAGAAGCCTGACACCATAACCCCATCCATACGGACTTGTTTATTGCGTCGAATATGTACTGCAATATCGTTGGCGTTGCTTGCCATAATCTCTAGTTCGACCCAAGCTCGAACGTCTGCTGGTAAGGCTTTCAGGTCGATTTCGATTTTATTCATTTGGTTGCCAAGATATATAAACCGACGTTAGAAAACGCATAACCGCTATATACAACTGCCATAGGTATATTACCTTTATAGCCTTGCTCTAGGGCAATATAAGCGTAAATTAAACCTGTAACAATAATTAACCATGCACTCATAAAGGCTCCTGTCGTAAGTCCATTGTATTTATAACAAAAAGATGTTGCACAAAGTTAAAAAAGTAGTAAGATTCATTTATCTGGGTGATTAGCTTGTCAAACGGCCCCAGCCGATGCGTACACAATTGACGAGCGGAACTTTGTACGAAGGACAATTTATATGGCATTAGCAACTACCTCTAGCGTATGGCGCTCCACTGGTGGAGATCAGACCCGTACCGCAACCGCTGGCTCCATGGTTATGGCAGCTCAGTTTTTTATTTCTAACTGCGCAGCTTCTGCAAACGTTACTAACTCCGATGGCACCGAGGCTTTAATCCTCCCAGCTGGCGCTGTAGTTACCGATGTTTCTTTGACAGAAACCGGCACAGGCAACATTGACTTAGGGTTTACCCCACTAATTGGTGTAGGTCCTGGACAAACTACGACTACTGGCAGCAACGTACCTACTGGTTTTGGTATTGACGTTGACCTAACAGCCCGTATCAACATTACCGTTGGAACTGCTACTGTAGGCGGTGCTTCTTTGGGTAATATTGCTAACGCAACCAATTTAGTTGTTGTTACGACCGCTGCTAACGGCTCTGCTTCTGGCAACTGCTCTGGAATTATTCGTTATTTCGTAGCTGATACTGGCGCAGAAAACGTCTAATAGGAGGCTGACATGGCTGTCCAATATGACGTAAAAGCCGTCCATACGGAGTCAAACGCTCAGATTATTACTGGGCGTACCCGTATTAAAGGCTATCAATGCTTGGCTGGTGGCACCGCTGGCGATGTTATTTTTTATGACACCGCTAGTAACTCCGCTACTGGTACGGTAGTGTTGCAATTCAATGTACCTGCAAACACCAATAACCCATTCTCGACCTTGGTTCCTGGGGATGGGATTGTCTGTTTAAATGGTGCATATGTAACATTTCCAGCAAATACCAAAGTAACGGTGTTCTATGGCTAAGAGCCCCGCCTGGCAACGGAAAGAAGGCAAGAACCCCGAAGGCGGTCTAAACGCCAAGGGGCGAGCCTCCTATAACGCTGCTAACCCTGGGAAACCGGGGCTAAAGGCACCTCAGCCAGAGGGCGGCTCACGCCGTGATTCCTTCTGTGCCCGCATGAAGGGTATGAAAAAGAAACTAACTTCCGCCAAAACCGCTAACGATCCAAACTCCCGCATCAATAAGTCACTACGTGCTTGGAACTGCAAAGAGGGTGGGACCGTTCGTGGTGGAGGCTGCGAAGTTCGTGGCAAGACCAAGGGTAAGATGGTATGAGTATGAAAGATCATTTAAGCGAAGGAACAAAGCACGTCTTGGACGGGCTATCTGTAATAACTGTATTGGGAGCCCTTGTGGATATTTTGCCTGCCATAGCTGCACTGTTTACTATTGTTTGGACAGGCATCCGCATTTATGAAACCGATACGGTACAGAAGTTTTTAGGTAAAAAGTAATGCCTAGCACCAGCAAAAAGCAGCACAATTTTATGGCAGCGGTGGCTAATAACCCCAAGTTTGCCAAGAAAGTTGGAGTACCTGAGTCTGTTGGCGAGGAGTTTATGAAGGCAGACAAGGCTAAGCGATTTGGCACAGGCGGTAGCACCGGGGTTACTTACGGTGGGCAGGGTCAAATTAATAAACAACGGACTCGTTTTGGTAGTAAGTTTGGATACAAACTAAACGCCCCTAACGAGAGTTTAAACAAGTATGTAGGCAAGAAAGAAGGTGGAACTGTGAAACATTCTGATATGAGCAAAGACAAGCCCATGATGAAAAAAGTCGCTAAGACTGAAGTCAAAATGCACGAAAAGAAGATGCACGGTATGAAAAAAGGCGGCATGACTTGTGGACCCGCTGCCAAGAAAATGGCTAAGGGGGGTCTATCTGCTGGACACAAGGCTGCTGATGGGATTGCTAAAAAAGGTAAAACTAAAGCCCGCCAGGTCACCATGAAAAAAGGCGGATACTGCTAATCATGGACTATCGCAAACCCACCGTTAAAGAGAAAGAAAAGCTCGAGAAGTCCCGTGAGATGATGGTTCAAGGGATCGAAGGCGAGAAAGACTTTCTTTCTAGGATTTCTACTACGGCTGCTAAAGCCGCTCGTGATGATATAAGAGCAGCTAGAAAATTAGCCGAATCCGTTCCTGCCCGTGCCCGTGAAGGTGAAGCATACGAGTATGCTGGGTACAAGAAGGGTGGTAAGGTTAGTTCAGCTTCTAAACGTGCTGACGGCTGCGCAGTTAGGGGCAAGACTAAAGGGAAGATGGTATGAAAAAAGCTAAGCGCTACCAAGAAGGTGGGGTGACAATTAATCAGCAAGCTACGCCACAACCATTACCTGGCTTAGCTGGGTACGGTGCGCCAACTAATACTTATCCCTTTCAATCAACTTCTGCGCCAGCATCTCAAGATTCAGGTGTTAATCAAACATTTAATATCCAGCCATCTGCTCAAGCTGGACAGCCACAACAAATGAAGCGTGGTGGCAAAGTTAAATCTGCATCCCAACGAGCAGACGGATGTGCTATTCGTGGAAAGACAAGGGCTTAATATGAAAAAAGTTAAAAAAATGGCTATTGGTGGCATAGGCGCCGCTCTTGGCGCAGCCACAGCAAAAGCAGTAGCAGCAAAAAAACCAATGGGTTTGGGTGAGGGTATTGCCCGTGCAGCTGGTGTGCCAGTAGGCTCAACAGTTAACGCTCCAGCTAGAATTATGCCAATTGGAGGGATGAGACCTCCTGGTCAAGGTACTACTGGTGGGCCACTTGTAAAGCCATTACCGCCTGGTGTAAAACTATCGCCTGATAGTGGTATGGGTAGTGCAATGCAAGCCAATCCAAGAATACCAGCAGGCGTACAGAATGCTATATCTAATTTAAAAGCTGGCAATATTCCTAAGGCACGACCTGGAAGCATGGTTGGTCAAAGGTTTGGTGGTATGGGCATGAAAAAAGGCGGCAAAGTATCCTCAGCTTCTAAGCGTGCTGATGGGTGCGCCGTTAAAGGTAAAACCAAAGGACGCATGGTATGAGAGCCAGTCGTGGCATGGGCGCTATAGCCCCTTCTAAGATGCCCAAAGGGAAGGTTATTCGCCGTAAGGATAATCCTGATGCTGTCGACATGTATAAAGCGGGCGGTAAGACTTCCAGTGTTAATAAAGCTGGTAACTATACGAAACCGGGTATGCGTAAGGCTTTATTTGAAAATATCAAGAACTCGGCTGTGCAAGGTACTGCGGCGGGTCAATGGTCGGCTAGGAAGGCACAGCTCTTAGCTAAGAAATACAAGGCCGCTGGTGGTGGGTATAAATAATGGCATTTATTTGGGACTGGATTTGGGAGAAATTAAGTGGCGTTAGCAAAAAGTCAGCGCAGCCTGAAAGCTTGGACGAAACAAGAGTGGACGACCAAGTCAGGGAAGAAGTCGTCCGAAACCGGCGAAAGGTACCTGCCAAAAAAAGCAATACAAGCGCTAAGCCCGCAAGAGTACGCAGCGACAACAAGAGCAAAACGGGCCGGAAAAGCCCAAGGAAAGCAGTTTGTGCCGCAGCCTCCAAAGGTAAAGCAAAAGGTAAAGTCATTCCGAAAGGTTAAATAATGTCCACTACAGGAACAACCTCATTTAACCTAGACATGAACGACCTCATTGAGGAGGCGTTTGAGCGTTGTGGTTTAGAGGTACGGTCTGGATACGACTTCAGGACTGCTCGTCGCAGCTTAAATCTGCTTACTATTGAGTGGGCTAACCGAGGTATTAACCTGTGGACTGTAGAGCAGGGTCAGATTTTGATGAACACGGGGCAGGCTATCTATCCTCTACCTGTCGATACCATTGACCTTTTGGATACGGTTGTCCGTACTAATAATGGTGCGGGTAACAATCAGATTGACATCAACATTAGCCGGATCAGTGAGTCTACATACATCACTATCCCCAATAAAAACGCCACAGGACGCCCTATTCAGGTTTGGATTAACCGACAGTCAGGTAACGTGGCGGCTGCCCCTCAAACCACCCTTGCAGCCGCTATAACTGCTGCGGATCAGACCACTATTACCTTAACCAACACTTCTAATCTGCCAACTCAGGGTTTTATCAATATTGGGTCTGAGACTATTGCCTACCAGAATATTGTGGGAAATCAGATTCTGAACGCTTGGCGGGGACAAAACGGTACAACCGCAACAACCCATTCCAACGGTGCGGATGTATATAACAACAACTTGCCCTGCATTAACGTCTGGCCTACCCCGAACCCTCCAGGTACCCAGTACACCTTTGTGTATTACAGAATGCGCCGAATTCAAGACGCTGGCGGCGGTGTCCGTACCCAAGACATTCCGTTCCGCTTTATTCCTTGTATGGCTGCTGGCTTGGCTTATCAACTAAGCACTAAAATGCCTGGAGTAGACCCCAACAGAATTATGATGCTTAAGTCTGACTATGAGCAGCAGTGGCAGTTAGCTGCCGATGAAGACCGTGAAAAAGCGGCTATTCGGTTTGTACCTCGTAACTCTTTCTACTATAGCTAAAATGCCATGCCAAATAAGTTTGCTTCTGGTAAATATGCAATTGCTGAGTGCGACAGATGCGCACAACGGTATAAGCTTAAGGAGTTGCGGATACAGATATTAAAGACTAAGCCATATCAGGTCAAAGTATGTAAGACTTGTTGGGATCCGGACCAACCACAGTTGTCATTAGGTTTATATCCGGTAAACGATCCACAAGCAGTACGGGATCCACGACCGGACGTTAGTTATTTTGTATCTGGGCAGAGCGGATTACAGATTAACCTTACAGGGATTGGGCCCGACGGGTTTGGTAGTCCAGAATTGGGTAGTAGAGTAATACAGTGGGGTTGGAATCCTGTAGGTGGTGCAAGAGGTCCAGACGCAGGTTTAACACCAAATGACTTGGCACCAGCCGTAGTAGTTGGTACAGTAACGGTAACGACAACATAGGAGTTGAAAATGGGATATAAAAAAGGCGCAGACGGAATTACTAAAACGGGTAAAACCGATGCAAAAGTGTTTCCTAATGATGGTAAACACATTATTGATAAAGGCCCCAAGGCTAGCAAAAGTTCTTTAAATAAGAACATGAAGTCTATGGGTCGCAACATGGCTCGTATGGCTAATCAGAGAGGTCGATAATGGCTAAATATTCTAAAAAAGTAATGGGTAAAGAAGTAGGCTCAGCCGAAATTTATGCTGCACCACATACTATGGCTGGTAAATCTACTAACGTAGACATGTACGACAACTACATCCCCGGTGCTAAAGTCATGGATACCATGAATATGTCTACTGGTGGTGTTAGTAAGGGCAACTACGCTAAAGAAAATCCATACGGTGTTGGCGTAATGCGTGGTTATGGCGCTGCAACAAAAGGTCGCAAAATCAGCGGGAAGATGGGCTAATGAACTATCAGCAGT